ACAATGTCCTCACCCTCCATCACATACTCAATGGAGTTTCTAATGACGTTAACATCCTTAACGTCTACAATTTTAAATAGCTTGTCCATGCCAACCTCCTAAAACTGATAAACTCTGCTTTGAGGCCAATCAATACAGTCAGGGCCAATGTCGTGTGGACAAGTGTAGCACCTACACGAATCTAATTTTGTAATACGTTTAAACATTTCTTCGTTGTGATCAAAGGACTCCTCTAAATCCTCATTAGGCACGTCTACCGCTATAGCGATGACCTGTTCGACACCTCGTAGGAGTAAAAACGCTGCCGCTAAATCTGCGTCCTCAGCTAGAAATACAAACCCTCCTCGAGCTTTTAGCCCGTTTTCATCTATACTACCCATGTTCTTTAGGTCCGTAGCGTGATATAGTAACATATTACACCTCCGCAATGTTGGCCTTACCACAAGCTCTTCTTAACTCAGCTAGTGTTAAAGCATGCTCTGTGTGAGCGTCTGTACTAACAAACAAGTGAGTTGGGACTAGATGAATCCAATAACCTTCAGAATCCTTATAAAGAGCTTCCACTAAAGGTTGAACTTTCTTAGGCAATTTATTAAGTAACTTAGTGTCAACATCTTCAGATACGTTCTCAGTTACAGCTTCAGTAACACTTTCAGCTTGTTGATCTTTGTTAAGTTCAGCTGTTACACGTTCTTTAATTTCATCTTCAAGCTCACGTGTAATATATTTCTTACCCAAAGCTGCTGCAAATACTGTTACTTGACCTTCAATTACTACATATTTGTAAGTCGCTACTCCGTTAACTACATATTTAGGATCTTCGTTTTCAATTCCTTTTCGTGAAGTTCTGTTCCAAATAATGTTCATTGTTTTATTTCTCCTTTATCTTTCTTACAAGTATATTATATAGTAATACGGATAGAATGTCAATAGGTTTGCGTAAAAATATTCACTTTTTTTTTCAAAAAAAATATTCAACTTTTTCAAAAAAAATGTTCGAAAAGGGTAGACAAAATATCCGTATTACTATATAATATAATTGTAAGAAAGATAAAGGAGAAATAAAACAATGAAACTTAACGAAATGAAAAAATCAAACGGATTCGAAAAACTTATCAAAGCTGACTACGCAGTGGTAGTAGCAGATGATGCGGTAGTAGCTGAAGGTAACTTTGAAACAGTTAAAAACAACCCAATGGTTGCTAACAGTGTAGTTTTAGAATGGGCTCATATGAGCGGAGAAGACTTTGGAATTGACGAAGACAAAATCGTAGTTATCACAATTAAATAAGTAATAAGAAAAGGGCTTCAATGGAAGTCCTTTTTATACACGGTTATTTCTCAAATTTTAGTACCTATTTAACGGGTTTAGGATACTCCTGTCCAAATACACTGCGTCCGTTTTTATGCTGCATTTTCGTAAGATAATTAGCGAAATCCAATGCCTCTTCTTTAGCGTGCTGCAGAAAATCATCTGTGTTATTTTGTTCTAAATTAGTTCCGTATTTGTGAACACCAATTCGACTACGTTTCACAAGTTCAATGACGTTGTCTAAAACGACAGGATCCAAGTCTGTAACGTCTAAATAGGTATTAACTACACCTTCAAAAGGATATGTAAGTACTTCTCCTTCATCTGTAACTACAATCATTTTAGGTTCGTTTTCCATATATTAAGCCTCTCTATCATTCAATATTCGATTAAATGTTCGCAAGTCCATTGCTATATACTGCTCTGCGTTGTCTCCAAAATCAAACACAAGAGCTGAATAATCTTTGCGACTTGCGAACTTTTCTCGTTCGTTTTTCAAAAACCATTCTTTTTTAACACTTACCGACTTTTGAGGTTTCATAACTGTTTTACATTCAATTAGTAAACTTAAGTCGTCTACAGTTACATCACCTTTATTAAAGTCCGTAGCCCCGCTATTAGCCTGTACTTTGCCGCCAAGTGCCTTAGCTACCTTATTTTCCTGCCTACGACTAGCATGTCTTGTAGGTATAAATTTAGTCAAATAAACCTCCTAACAATTAAAGGTACTGACCTAATCAGTACCCTTATTATAACATTACTTTTGCGCGTGTTCTTTCAAAACTTGTTCAATCTGTTTGCCAAGTGAAGAACTGATAACTTTTTCAGGATCTAAAACTTCTTCAAGTGTTTGGACTGCCCTATGTCGCAACTCTAATGCCCAAGTATAGTGGTACCCAATTTCAAGTGCTACTTTAGTTAGTGGTAAATCCCCTAAAATTGATAGTTTAACTACTTTCCTTTGTGTTTCAGGAAAAGCTTCAACCATATCATCTATACAGTGAACATAATTTTCCAAGTAACTCAATTCGGCTTCAGTGTCCTGTGTAGGAGATGCTTTCAGTACACTAATACGAGCTTTTGCTTTAATATAATCCTGTCTAAAAGCATCCACTTTTTCAGTAATTACTCTAACGGCTTCCCTCAATATTAGGTACCTCCTCAATTACTTTGCACTTAGTTCGAACAGCTTTCAGTTCGTCCAAGCTAATAACTAGATCCACTACCAGCTCCTCTGCGTTAGGATCTTCGTTAAAAGGTGTTAACTGAATGTATTTGTTCGATACGACATGAGCAGGGTTAAGTTTTTGCATTGCCTTGCTAAATGCTTTATTATAGGCATCAACATCCTTGTGAACGGTTTGAACGGTAACGGGTTTAGGATCGTTGTGGTATTCGAATGTCCAAGTGGTCACAACTTTACTCATTGTCCTCACCTACCACGTCCATAAATAGTTTAGCAGCTTCTTCGTTCTGTAGAAGCAAGTTAACTAGTTGATCTGCTCCTGCCATTTTGTTCAACCATTTTCTAACTTGTGCAGGAACTTCTTCACGTTGAGCAATTTCTTGAACAGTTTCAAGAAGAAGTTCAATACGAGCTTGTCTAACTCGAGCAGCTTCAGCAACTTCATCTAAACTTGACTCTAAATAACTGATGTGACCTAATACATTTACAAGTGAAGAGTCTCCTTCGTTTATAACACGTTCCATAAGAGCTTCCCTTGCGTCACTAAAATTAGTAGCTGTTGCTTGGACTCGTACTGCTTTACCGGTTTCCTTACTGCCAAACTCTACGTCATAAATTACTTCTGTGTCTTTAACTGTGTTCATTGTTCAATCCTTCCTTATTTACGTGGGCGACGAGATGGAGTTGGTTTTTTACGAGAAGCTCGTACTACAGTTTTTTCAGAATCCGCAGTTAGCTTATCATACTCCTTCTCTGTAATAGGTTCCCATGTATCCTCGTCGTACTCTTCAGGCAAACGTTCACCTGCACGAAGTACGTGAGCTTGTCCGTTCAACTTGTAGAAGAAGTCTTCTTCAAGTACTGGACACATAGCATCCAAGTATTCTTGTTCGTCTACTAAAATGTCATTGTCGTTGTTAGGTTCATTTTCAGTAGACTTGTAATATACGTCCTCTTCCTCACTATAGAAATAGTAAGTTTTAGGCTCTTCTTTAGCAGCTGCCTTGCGACCTTTACGAGGCATACGGATTTTAGATTTAGGTTCTTCTTCAGCTACCTCTGGCTCCTCGTCCTCCGCTACCTCTTCCTGTTTTTTACGGCGACGAGTAATACGAGCAGGTTTTTCCTCTGCTGTGTCTTCCGCTACGTCCTCTTTTTTAACACGACGTGAACGGCGACGAGTAGGTTTTTCCTCTTCGACTTCTTCAACTGCGTCAGCTGCTTCAGTTTTAGCTTCTTCCACTTTACGTGAACGACGAGCTGCGCGTGTGCGTTTAGGTTTTTCTTCCTCCTCAGCTTCTTCAGTGTCAGCTTGTTTTGTTCGACGTGATTTACGTACAGGTTTTTCTTCAACAGGTTCGTCCTGTTCCTCGTCTACAACATCTTCAGCTCCGACAGGTTTAGCAAAATCAAAAGCTTCGTTTTCAGTAATGTAAGTAGCTGCCATATCCGCACGGTGAACTAAGAATGCAAGTGGGTTCCATTTAAAGGTTTCACTACAATTAGCCAAAGATGAATAGGGACTAATATCATAAGCTCCCATGTGCCAGTAAATAGCTTGAGCTTCAATTTCAGTAAGCTGAATAAATTTTTGAAGATAATAAACTGACTGAGCTCCGTGTCCCATTTCAGCTTTTTCTTTGTTGTAATCGTAAGCATCGTAAGCTTCCCATTGTCCGTCCTCGTCCTTACGCCATTTTTCAGTAAGTACATAACGATCAATTTTGCAAAGGTCGTGGAACAAAGCTACAATAGCAATAGTTTCAGGTGAGTAAATTTCTTCCCAACCTTCCCCAATTACTGTGTTCATTTCAAACACAAGTCGATTGTAAACATTAAGTGAATGTTCCAACAATCCACCTTCGTAAGATCCGTGATAACGTGTGCTAGCTGGAGCAGTAAAGAAGTCTGTCTCATTTTCAACCCACTCCATTAGGTTATCAATGCCATCACGTTGGATGTTAGCAGCTACAATATTTTTAAAATCTTTAATCAATGTCATTTAGCGATTTCCTTTTCTCTTTTATAAATTTCAACAATAGAAGTATCTTTTCCATACTTCTTAACTAACTGATCTAAGTACCCTAAATTAGATACAGGTACGATCCGAACTAATTGAGTATCAAGTGTACATGTCATTCGGTTCCTCCTTTTCTGTATACTTTAATATACACCAAAAATCCTAAAATAGTTTAGTTTAGATTGAATATTTCTAACAAACACATCTGCACTGCTACATTTGGTAAGTAATTACCTGCCTTAATGCCTTCAATGTATTTTGAAATAATGTTCATACCACTAAACGCAGACTCTAAACTATAATTAAAAGACTTGTTAATCTTGTTGATAAGGAACTGTTTAACACCTACAGTAGATTCTTTAGCGTTAGCAGTACCTAACACCCGACAAGCATTCGAAAACTGATTATATAGCAAAGTAAGGTATCCCAAGATATTTTCCTCCCTACTAATCATTAGTTGAACATCTTCAAAAGCTAGTTTGGGTTGATACTGAATTACATGATCAATAGCTTTGAAAACCTCAAACTCTTCAACATGATGGACAATGTTTTGAACGTCGTTCACACTTACATTTCGCAGTCGAATAATTTTATCAAGTTCGCTACTAATACGAGAATAGTCTCTTTCGCAAAACTCAATTACCTGTTCAATTATTTTATCGTTAATTTTGTACTTCTTACGGAAGTGGTTCATTAGTTGAGGAGTTGTCATTTTTTCAAAAGTAATAACATTGTCTTTAAACGTCTTTAAGAACTTACTATTAGACGGAAGATTAGTATACATAAGTACCAACGTTCCATACTTAATGTCCTCAAGTCTTTTCCAACGGGACTCGTTTTTCAAAAAGTCTTTATCGTCCCTAATAACATAAACACTAATTCGGTTAGTTAGTGAACGTTGAGTAAGGTTAGTAATTACAGCTCCTACACTAGACTCCCTAATAGGTTTAGGTTTGATATGGTCTAAATAAATGTTCATTAGTCCAATGTCGTCCCCTACAAAAACATACAAAGGTTTCAAATCACTGTTTTTAATATCCTGCATAAAGTCTACTAAATTAGCCAATACTTGTCACCTCCGTAAGCATTTCGTTCACCGCAAATAGTGGGTTACTTCCCTTCTTCTGTACTTTTTGAAGACATCCTGACACACACAAGACCAACATAAAATGACTTGTAAGGTCGTCTACTTGTCCACTTACAGCATTGTAAGATAGTTGATTTAGTACACAACCTAAAAACATAACCAAGTCCAACGCATCTTCTCGTTTGTCTGTGTCTTTAAACTTAAACCAATCCGCTACCTTTAGTGCGTTACTAGGACTTACTTGCAAGATATTGTCACAAAAGAACTGAACTTTTTCTAAATACAAGTCCAAGCCTTGCGTTCCCAAGTTATCCAAAACCCACTTAATCTGTCCAGGACTGTTAAAGATTTTAGCAGGTTCCTTACTGTCAATATTGTTCAACTTTAAATATTCAATAAGTTGGTCTCTTGTATAGGGAAGCATAGAAATTACCCAGGATCTTGAAATTAGTGTGTTAAGCAACTCCTGTTCACTATTTGCCACTAGGCAAAGTCTAACGTTAGTAGGAGGTTCTTCAGTTATTTTCAAAAGACTGTTCTTTGCTGATACGGACATATCTTTAACAGAAATCACTACCATTGTAGGACGACTAAAGTTAGATGTCTCGTATATCATTTCCCTAATAGCATCTATTTTGTTGTCCAAAAAGATACAATCATACCCTAGTTCCTGTGCCATATATTTTGCGAATGTATGTTTGCCTGAAAGGTGTTCCCCTAAAATAACAGTACTGTTAGGTAAGGACTGTCTTTGTCGAATAAACTCCTTATTTGTAAGTTGACCCACAAACTGCATATCTTAATCCTCCGCTTGTGTCATAAGTAGGAACTGAGCTTCAATAATAGGTTTAGGCGAAGGTTCCCATTTAATCGTGCTATTAAGTTTAGTAATTTCCTCCAGTACCCACAAGCATAAACTATAATCCTGTTTAGGATCTAGTGTGTCTAAACTGTCTTGTAAATAGTCCGGCAGTGAAGTAAGGGACATATCGTTCACAAGTAGGTATTTACATACATCTACAAGGAAGTTCGAAAAGTTACGGAACGTGAGTTTTAAATCCTTACCAGACATGAACAAGTCATTTAAAATATTCAAACAATCTACGGACTTGTTATCCAGTAAAGCTACTAACAATTTGAAAAATGTATCAAAATCTGGAACTCCCAAAGCCTTAGTAACGGACTCTACTGTTACTACGTGATCGTAATCCAGTACTTTTTCAAGGCGTGTAATGGCATCCCTCATACCCCCTTCCGCTAACTTAGCTATAAAGGCAAGAGCTTCTACATCATACTCGTACGGAGCTCCTTCTTCACATTCACTGTTGATAATATATTCAAGTCGATCTACAATTTGCTCCAAGTCAATTTTAGTGAAGTCAAATCGCTGAACACGGGACATGATTGTAGCAGGGATTTTTTGTGGATCCGTAGTACATAGAATGAAAATAGTACCAGCAGGAGGTTCCTCTAATGTTTTCAGTAAGGCATTAAATGCTCCAATGGACAGCATATGAACTTCGTCAATAATGTAGACTTTATACTTACTATCCAGCGATTTAAACTTAGCGTCCTCTATAATGTTTCGAACATTTTCAACACCATTATTGGACGCAGCGTCAATTTCAATTGGAGTTCCATGTCCCTTGTTAACATCGTTAGCAAAGATACGAGCTGAGGTAGTTTTACCTGTCCCTGCTCCACCGCAGAACAAATAGGCTTGCTTAGTCTCTCCGGTTTCAAGTTGGTTTAAAAGTACGTCCTTAACATAGGACTGAGCTACTACATCCTCAAACGTAGTAGGTCTATATTTATTAGCTAAATTTATCAAGTGATTCCTCCTCCAAATAGCTTAACTAGGTGCAATGCTGTTCCCTCTACCCATGGATCCGTATAAGGAAGACCCATGCCCGTATTACCGTCGTAGTCTTTAAAAGCAGTAAACCATTCAGTTTGTTTAAACTCGTTAGGATACTGAACAATTAAATCATACAGTTCGTGTGCCCATTTGTCATATACGTGGTCTTCAACTAGGTTTGTACCTTGTCGGTAATATAGGTTAGAGTGAACTAATATTTGCCTTTCCCTGTGTTCAATTTTATGAACAATTTCTGTATTAAAAGAAGCCTTTCGGCTTCGTGTAGGAACCCTTCTTACTTTAGGTCCAGTAGGTTTACTAAATAGACTGCGTTGGTTCATTAGTTTTCCTCGTAAGTGATAGCCTCATGTACGTTAGTCATAAGTTGGTCAAACACTTCGTCATCTTCCCTTAAACGCTGAACAATTTTAGCCTTACCTTGAAATTTTAAATCTTCCCCATCTGCGTCCTGTAGAAGTTCACCTGTGTCAGGATCCAAAATAGTAAACCATGCTCCGCTTTTTGCTACAAATCCATATTCAATAGCTACGTCCACAAGATCACTTTCTACTTGAATGCCTTCGTGATAGGATAAAGTGTACTGAACTAACTTACGGTCAGGTTTAAATGCCTTTGTTTTCTCCACAAACGCCTCTACCATATTACCCGCAGGATTACGAGCCGTTCGGTTAACCTTATCCCCCTTCTCGTCAATAAAGTCTCCCTTACGGAACTTAATACGGACGGCACAAGCATGCTTCCACATCTTACCACCGGGTGTTGAATACGTGGAGTACATACTGTTAAGGTCCTCACGTATTTGATTGATACCTAAAAAGATGGCATTATACTTAGTCAAATAAGGAGTCACTTTGCGGCTAAATTCTGTAAGAGGAGCTGAGATACCTGCGTACGCTTTTTTAGTAAGTTCCTCGTCCAACAGGTTTTGACTAACCATGTAAGGCAGTGAGTCTAAAACAATAAGTCCTACTTCTCCAGTATCGTACATCTCAATTACATACTGAAGAATTTCCTCTGCCGAATTGTGTTCAGGACGTACAATCCATAGGTTATCTACATCTACCCCCAGCTTCTTAGCCCAATCTGTGTCTAATGTATTTTCAAGATCTAAATACACAATTTTCAAAGGTTCCTTATGGGCGTCTAGCTTCATTTGAATTTCTTTCATTCGAGTTTTATGGGAACCCTTTTTGTTTTTAAGTTCCTCCAGTTCTGCAGTTAAATCTTCCTGCAACTGTTCCCACTCTAATTGAAACACGTATTGAGCATTCTTAACAATATCAAGTGCTGAGGTAGTCTTCCCGCTACTTTCAGGACCGAAAAACTCAATCACACGTTTACGAGGCAAACCTCCGTATGTTTGATAGTTCATTATAGGACTAGAAAATGGGATACGAGGTAGGTCCTCACGTTCCAAACCGTGTGAGGCTACTAACGCTTTAGAATCCTTGTTCCAGTCCTGCATTATCTGCTCTAATTTCATTTAGAAATCTCCTGTGCTTCCATGTCCTCCTCGTCCCTCGTTGTTAAGATCGTTTACATATTCGAAGGACAACTTAGGTTGTTTTTGTTGAATACGGAACTGAGCAATGCGTTGATCGTAGAACAATTTAGTATCTCGGGTAGCATACCAGACGCTAAACCACTCGTCATTATTACCATTGTAACCCTCGTCAATTACGCCACTAGACACGAAAATAAGTCCTGTCTTTTTGAACATACTAGAACGAGGCATTAGGATAGCTTCGTGTCCTTTAGGAAGTTCCAAAGCAAATCCATGGGCAATTTTGACAGTATCTCCTTTTTGGATATCCAAAACTTGTCCCAAGTTCAATGCTTTTCGACAGCGTGAAATTTGATCTTTAGTAGCATCTAGTCCACTAATAGCACTAACACGGACATCTACCCAATCTCCTGTGTAAACTAGCTTATCTAGTTTGTCGTCAATCATTTTAACCTTTACGATTTCTTGCATTTAAAGTTATTCCTTTCGAATTATAATTTGTAAGATCCAAGTCAGTAAGTCTAAATTGATGGACCCTTTTCAAAGACGCTAATATTTTATCCGCCTGTTCCAACTTAAATTGAACTTTTTTATAGGCTCGTTTGTAAGCAGTCTCCATTACGGTTTCATTCATTACTAACTTCCTAGTCTCTGCTTCCTTGTCAGGTATAGTCTTACCTGCCGCAAAAGCATATAAGTCGTCGTATTTTTCTCGCCTAATAGCAGAACTAGCGTCCATCTTAATACCTACCAACTCGGCTCTGTCAGTCACATAATACATGACTGTAGGTAGGTAAGAAATATAATAGTTTAGTTGCTCTGTAGTTAGAGATTGAACATCCTTTAAATCTAACTGAATTTGACCTACTAAACTATCTAAATCTTTAGTAGCTTTAGTAACTACTTCGTCTACTACAGTATTTACAATGTCCCCATATTGTTCAACATTACCTGCTACTTCCTGCAACTCTTCCAACCTAATATCAATTTGAGGCAGCTTAGCTCTTCCCATTTAAGTCCTCCACACTTTGCCCAATAATGTCCACAAAGGCATCAAAGTTTAGTCGAATACGTACTCGCTTCTTAACGTGAGGAACTACGTACCCTAAATGAGTTAACTTAGTAGGGTTAATGGACTTAGCTCCTGCCTTGCGTAGTTGAGATAGTTGACTAATTGGATACCAATACACTTTGCCATAAGCTTGAAAATACACAAGGATACCACAATGAGTGTATTTAGAGTAATCTGCTACTGATAAATCTGCCCATTGTGCGTCAGTGATATTCCTGAACGACAAAGAAGTCTCTTTAGTGGTTTTAAGTTCAACATAGATAGTGCCGTATTTAGTTCCTAAAATAAAGTCACAGGGATTGTGGATACCCCTAAATCCATTAGTAGTATCATATAGTCGTAAAAGAGTTACATTTTTAGGCAACGGTTCGAAGGACTCTTTGAAATCCTGTTCGAACTGTTTTCCTGTATAAGTCATAGTTTACGTCCCTCCTTCCTACAGTATGGACAATAACTAGAACTACAGTACACCTTCGGACTAATACCTAATTCGACATACTTTTCACACTCTTGCAGCTTGTGAAGTACCTGTTCCTTCATGTCGTCAGTAATATGATATACATAGGCTTTCTTTTCAAAGTTATCCCTATTTTCATAAAGGAAAATAACATCGTCAACTCCAATGCACATGCCGTAACAAGTAGCTTGCATTTTATGTTCTTCGTAAGGCTCAGTATGTTTATTAAACTTAAACATAGTCTCCGTCTTAATCTCCATAATGTAGACCTTACCTTGCCACCTAACAAGTCCGTCACATAGAAACGATAGTTGAAGAAGTTCGTTTTTACATTTTGTCTCAAAATCGTTTTTGACAAAATTAGTATCTACGTTAGTACCCTCTACAGGATGTTCCTCCAAATACTCGTCCACTTTTAGCCACTCAAAATTAGGATCCTTCTTACTAAAATTGACCATATATTCTTGTAAAGCCTCATGTCGCATAGTACCTGCTTCACCCATGGCAATTAGATTGTAACTTGCGTTATCCTGTAGAGGATGCCCAATACGTTCAAAATACATTTTTCGTAAACACCCACCCACGCCACTAGGTTTATAGTACTGCGAAGGCGTGTATGGTTTTTGAGAAGTCTCAATAAACTTAGTGAACTGATTTACAAAATCCGTAGCAGGTTCATTTTTAGATTCAGCTGCTACCATTTTTGCAATCCTAGCTAATTTCTTAGCCATTATTGTTCCTCCTGCGTAGCCAAGTAATAAACAATACCGTTTGACTTAATACGCAAGCAAAGTTCGTTACCAAAATCAACACTAAAGTAATCTTCACTTACTGTACTGAGGATTTCCTTAAGTAGCAAAGTGTTAATAATACACTCTTGTTCAACTACTTTTTTCGCTTCTGTGTAACCTACATCTTCTTTGGATCCTGACTGCGTTTTAATAGTAAGACCATTCTTACCAAACACAAGACGAGCAGCTGCTTTGTCAAAAGGACTCATAAACAAAGTAAGACGTTCCAAAATACTTTGGATTTCTACTGTCGGTAATTTAACTTGTGCAGAAAATTGCTGTTCGTCCATTACAGACATATCCTGATAATCTTCAACACCCTCTAACAACTTACCATAAATTTCTACCGTGCTAGTAGTTACATAAATGTAGTCCCCCAGTACCCAAACATAAGCTTCCTCGTCCGTAAGACTAGCAAGAAGTTTCATTGTAGGTTGGGAAATAAGCATCTTAGTACCAATGTCTTCAATAGGATTGATACATACACGGATAACATCTGTAGTAATTGCTTTGTCATTGTCTAATAGGTACCCAGTGTAGATACCGTCTGCGTTACTACGTGAGATAGCAGAATCGTTAATGTTCACAATCTCGTAAAATAGTGAACTTTTAACTTCAGTTGGTTCCAAGTCATCCAAGTCTTCAGGAAGTTGATCATCAAACAATGGATAATCTTCATCCCCTGCTACAATATCTACCTTGTAGGTACCATTACCCTTAACCTCTAAATATTCACCTTTCGGTGTAAGTGTAAGGTTTTCAACTGTAGATTTTTCAACAAGTTTTCCAAACTGCTCTGCTTTAACAATAACATCAATTTCACCATCCGCTTCCAACGTATAACGAACCCAGTTAGATCCATCGTAGGCAGTAAACGTGATAATGCCGTCGTACCCTTGGATATACCAATATCTAGTAATTTCTAACAACTTACTAGGTGTTAGGTTGTTCAGTGATGCTACTACGTTAAGCATGTCTTTAGTTTTAAAAGTAATACTCATGTATTTATTTCCTCCTGTATAGTTTAATATACACCAATTTTGAAAGATTTGTAAACAACAAAACGACCCTAATTTAATAAGGTCGTTCTATTTAAAACAATCTGGATTGTTTATGTTTAGGGGGGTTATATTTGTAACTTGCTGCCCAATCTAAAAGGTACTGACAGTTAAGAAGTTCACGTGCAATATAGTTGTCTACAATCTCTTCAACTGTAAAATCAAATCCTGCCTCGTTAACTAAATTAAGGACTGCTTCTTGTACCTGTTGAGGTTGTGCGTAAAAAGCATTCACTCCTCCGTCCTTTTGGGCAAAACTAATTTTACCGTAAGGTGTCAACACACCTCCCATTGCTCCCGTAAGTACTGCGGTAGTAGAGTCCGCAGATGTAAATGGGAACTGCTCTAAAATTTTCAAACTAGTAACCCCAAAAGCATGAATCTTAATATTTGGGTTGTTACTTTGCTTAACAACATCGAACACTTGTTCAATCCATTTAATTCGGTCGTTGCTATGAACACCTACTAATCCTCCTAGTCCCATATACTGAACTTGAGATCCATCTTTATGGACATGATTTAGAATTTTATCTAAATACTCCCAAGGCTCACCAACGTGGAAAACAGGAATGACTTTCTCCTTATCAAGTACTCGGTCATACATATAAAGGTAATTTTCCCAAGATTGTTCACTAGCTTCCTGTACCTGCTGACGAGTAGCGAAGTGTCCTTTAGATCCAGGAATTACGTCCAGTGAGGCAATAACTGAAAACCTACCGTCGTTGGCATTTAGATAATCAATATATTCATCTAAATCAATGTCAATGTTCCGTGTCCAAGCTCCATACGCACTAGAGTCCACGAACACTTTTCCAGTAAATCCAGGATTTTCGTCCATATACTCAAACCATGCTTTTCCAGTTGAGTTACGTTCGAATTTTTGAGTAAATAGCCGGTTAGCTTTATTTTTCAAAAGGAAGGCTTCAATATCCTTTGCACAGTTACCTGCAAAATATAAATCAATACTCATGTAGCCTCCTACTTACCAAGCAAGGACAATACCTCTCCACGTGCAGTCGCATTTTCCTTAAACAGTCCACGCATAGTGCTAGTAACTGTAGTAGCTCCGTGCTTCTTAATCCCACGTCCACTCATACAAGTATGTTCTGCTTCAATAATAACGGCTACCGCTTGTGGATCAAGTGTTTCCTGAATAGCGTCTGCAATTTGTTGTGTAAGACGTTCCTGCACTTGCAATCGTTTTGCGTAACCTTCTACAGTTCGTCCAAATTTTGAAAGTCCTGTAATCTTATCACTTGGGATGTAAGCAATATGTACCTTACCTACAAACGGAGCTAAATGGTGTTCACATAGTGAGTTGAATGGAATGTCCTTAACTAAAACAATATCATTGTGATTCACGTCGAATGTCTTAGTAAGGTGCTGAGCAGGATCTTCACGATATCCTGTAGTATGTTCTGCCAAAGCCTTAATAAAGCGGAACGGTGTTTCTTGTAGTCCGTCACGTTCAGGATCTTCCCCAAGTACACCCAAAAGATTCTGAAAAGCTTCCGCTGCTTTTACAATAGTAGTATTATCCGCTACCGATAGTTGTACGTGTGAAGATTTTCCTAGTTGGTTTGAAATTTTGTTCAGTTGATCTGTTGTAATCATAAATTATACTCCTCTTAAATTATCGTATACAAGTGTATGTAACTGCGGTAATGGACGAACATTGTTAAAGGCAGGATCCTTATAGACTTGATCCCACAACCATCCAAGTTTTTCAAGTAAACGTCCACTAATACTGCCCTCCTCGTACGCATTAGCATTACCTACTGACAAATAGTTAACAGGACGAAGTTTGTCTTCGAACTCCTTAAACAAATTACGAGCGTATGCTAAATCCTGTTCGTCAAAAATAACAACTTTAAACGACCAGTCCAGCTTTTCTTCGTTAAGACGTTCAACAATTTTTTCAAGGATACGCATGTTCGTTTTCATTCCACTTGAAGGTGGTTTAGGACTTAGTGTAATGTCACTAACGTCTTTAAACCATTCTTGAAAACGTGTTCCTTGTGTTTCAAGTCCAAACTTAAACCCTTTAGCTTTTAGAATAGAAATCATTTCTGCCATAGGTTCGTTAATTAGGGCAGGGTTACCTCCTGTCAAAGTAACATGGTTACAAATTTGTTGATCCTTTTCGTCAAACGCTAAAGCTAAAATTCGATTGGCTGCTTCCTTGCCGGAGATGTATTCTGGTTCTGTAGTGCCGTTCCAAGTAAACGCCGAGTCACACCAATTACAATGATAATCACATCCGCCAGTTCGAATAAAAATAGTTTTTTGACCAATTACCATACCTTCTCCTTGGATAGTGGGTCCAAAGATTTCCATCACTGGCATAGTGTCTTTGCCTCGTGTGTTAATTCTAATATTACCACGTTCAGGCTGATTGTATTTATTTGTTGGCATTTAAAATGTCCTCCAATGTCACACACTCGTCTTTATCAAAGAACTGAACTTTTTTATACTGCTCAATTTCCTCGTCACTGAAAATTTCGTAGTAGTCACACTCTGCGTACCCTGTAGGTGTTTCCCAAAGTCGAATAAAATCAATACGAGCATAAGGTTGCATTAAAGTTCCAAGTGACCATGCTAAAAATTTAGCCATGTTTTCTGCTGTAGTTCTAAAACCAAACTTAACTCGTTTAGTCTCAACTACTTCTGAGGCAGGTTCATTACCACGCATAAGGAACGCATGATCCAAACGATCTACCAACTCACCTGCGTACTTCTTAACGTGATAGAAGTCTACTACCATCCCTTCGCTGGATCCTTCTTCGTGAATTGCTCCAGTAAGTGAAACTTCCAGCTTGTAAGTATGTCCGTGCAAATTTGCACATTTCCCAAAATGACCAACTAATTGATGACTTGCGTCAAAACTAAATTGTTTACAGACTCGCATTATTGTACCTCCACTTCGTAAGGAACAGGATCTTTAATACCGTTATCTGCAAAAGCTTTCAAACGATCAATACAAGTAGCACATTTACCACAAGCGTATTTATGCCCTTCGTAACAAGAACGAGTAAGTTCGTACGGAGCATTTACTTTAAGTCCAGCTGCTACCACTTGAGATTTGTTCAATTCAATTAGTGGAGCATTTAAGTGAACTTTTTTACCAGTACCAAAATAAATAGCCTTGTCCATAAAATTGTAAAATGCTGGAGTACAATCTGGATAAGCTGCTCCTGCCGCATCATCTGCGTGGGCTCCGTACCAAACCTCGTCCGCTGTAGAACTGTAAGCAAGAGCTGCTGCTTGTGACAACATTAGACCATTTCTAAAAGGTACGTAAGTGTCTACAGTACCTTCACCATTTTGTTCAATAATTTCTGCATAACTTTTATGCGAAATTTCGCCTCCACCTTTAAGCAAAGTAGATGTAGATCCTGAAAAAATGTCACTGTCTACAGAAGCTTCAACTAATTTAATACCAAAATACTTTGCTACGCTACGTGCATTTTCAATTTCATTTGAATGTTTTTGACCGTACAAAAATGTAAGTCCTGTAACATTATCTTTGCCATAACGACTAACGGCAAGAGCTGCACAAGTTGTGGAGTCAACTCCTCCACTTAAAAGAACTACGACTTTCATAGTTACCTCCGTTTATTTTTATTGTTTGATAGAGGTCAAACGAATGTAAAATCTCTATACTATATTATACACGGTTTGACTGCTTTTTGTTTAGTACAGAATAAAAGATAGGAAATAATTTCCTATCCTTGTTTTACTTTGCTATATACGTAGGCAGCTATTGCTTGCATAATAATTTGAATAACTACCTGTCCCCAAACTGCCCTAAAGTACATTTCCCATGGAACAGTACCAATACCAATAGGACTTAGTCCTAATAAAATCCAAATAGCTGCGTCTACTACAGATCCAGTCATCGAACTTACTGTGCGGTTGACGTGAAGTGTATACATAATTTTAGTAACGTATTGCCCAACTAAAAATGCTACTCCACTTGCAACTACAATCATTTGTGAATATCTGTTAATTACACAAACTACAGCAGTACAGATAAGCAAAATCCAAATCATTTTAGATGCTACTACAGATCCACTTCTATCCTGGATAATTGTAATTAGTAGGAATGAAAATCCCATAAGCCAACTAGATGGAGGAATGGACACAATACCCAAATCCCAAGGCTTAAACCACAACGTTACAAGAGCTCCAAAGATACCTACTAAAAGATACATAGCTACATAAATGTTCAAATATTTTTTCATTTTCAAAAAAAGTCTCCTTTGGTTAATATCGTAATAACTATTTATTCCTTCTCCTTGGCTTTACATCGTTCAGGACGTTTTGACTTACCGCAAGTAATAAAACCAATCACAACTGAATCTCCTCACCGTACCAACGTTCTACAATACTAGGGTCACATTTCATTGGCAAACTAATAATGTCTTTAGCCGCTTCAATCATAACTTCCGTAAGTCGTTCAGCTCCTCGTTTAGCGTTTTCCTTAGGGAGTTCACCTAAAAGTTCATCATGTACTGGAATCATTAAATGGAACCCCAATTCTTTAAGCTCCTTATCCCTATGTACTTTAATCATTGCGTATTTAGTCATATCTGCAGCAGTTCCTTGGATAACGGAGTTAAGACATTGACGTTCTGCGTCTGCGATTTTTCCTCCATTATCAGTAATTTTAATACCTTCTTGCAACGCACGTTCCTTAATAGCATTCTTCTTTTTGAAACCCCAAGCTCGATCTAGTTCTGCCCAATATTGTTCGACTAAATGTTCGGGAACTTGTCCAGCTTCGTTATCTTCTGCTTCAAAATCCAATGGGTCAAAAGCGGTGTCCTTACTTGCGTCAGTCCATTCGAACGTATATTCTGGCAAAGCCATGTCAGGAAGTCTACGTCTTCGACCCATGGCAGTTTCTGTGTAGCCATAATCAATAGCATGTTGTTGAACAAATATAATATATTCGGCTACCTTTGGAAACTGTTTGAAAAAGTCCGTCATTACTTGTTGAGCTTCCTTAGTAGTTACATTCATTTGCTCTGCAATACTAGCTGCTCCACGTCCATACATAAGTCCTAAAAGTACAGATTTAACACTAGTTCTGCGTTTTTTACCTTCGGGATTTGTAGTTCCGTCCGGATAAAACTCCAAACAGTTTTCATACTCAGTATGATACAATTTAGATCCAATTACAGCATACAAGTCAAGTCCTTCGGTGTATGCGTGGATCATATTTTCGTCACCACTTAACTCCGCAAGTGAACGAGGTTCTTGTTGAGAATAGTCACTACCGATAATATAATGTCCTGGACTAGCTGAAAATACTTGACGCACAATAGCTCCTTCTCCACGTGATGGAATGTTTTGAAGGTTAGGAGCCTCACTTGCCATACGTCCTGTCTTAGCTCCGTACTGTTTAAAGTTAGTATGGATTCGGTTGTCTGGTTTTGCTAAATGTTCATCTAGTGTAGTATAAGTAGATACTAATTTTGCGTATTTACGATACTTAAGTACTGCCTTAGCTACAGGTGAGTCCCAGCTACTAACAATGTCTACCCCCGTTCCTCGTGGAGATTTTGTGTCATTACTCTTCAGTCCCAAAATATCATAAAACAAAATAGCTAATTGAGTTGAACTTGAGATGGAGACAGTAACATTGCCTTTTGCGTCCATTGTAAGTTTGCGATACTGTTCAAAATTAGTAACACGCAAATCCTCAATGTCCTCTGCATACTCCTGTACGCACTCATTAAACTCCTGTTCGGCTTGTTCCATTTTAGACGTAAAGTCCTCACGAATTTCTGCTAACTTATCTTCATCCAACGCTACGCCATAAACCTCCATATCAAACAAAACTGAAATAAGAGGAAGTTCAATGTTGTAATATACTTCCCCAACTCGCTCTAAATTACATGACGAACATTCTTCAGTTCCTGCAGTTAGGTATTTTTCCTGAAATTGATAAAGCTCGTAAGTTTGAAGAGGGTCGTAAGCAGCGTACATATAAGCAACATCCGGAGGGATTAAACTAAATGGAATACCTTTGAAAAGTTCATTAAACTTAGCAAGTTCTGCGTTTGGGTCTTCCCTAACATACTTTGCGTAAAGTACCTTAAGTGAGTGACTTTCGTTTTCGTTCAAAAGGTTAGACGCAATAAATGTATCCCACATAGGAGTAGGCATTTTAACATGAAGCTGCCAGTAAATTGATTTCATATCAAATTTTGCATTATGGTAAACAAACTGAACACCTTCGTCAATCATTTCCTCCAAAAGCATTGCCATGTCCTTTGGATCCACCTGCTGCTTAATACGTTGCTTTGTAAGATTGCTACGGTGATTTAGGGGTACATAAATTGCCTTCTGTCCAGGAGTATACAAACACACACCAACAATATCATCATGTATAGTGTCAAGTCCATTAGTCTCCACGTCCAGTCCACACACACCATTTTCAATAATCTCACCTACATAATTATCAAGTGTTTCAAAATCATCTACTAGTTCAAGTCTATCTAAAACATGACCTAATGCCCGTTTGAACATTACCCTAGCTCTGTTAATAGCATCTTTTAGTTTGTCCCCACTGATGTAAGTTACCTCCATTGCATCCCTTCGATTATGTTTGCTATTTAGTAATTTACTGTCAGCTCGTTTGCCTCCCTTCTTTTTCAAATTGAATAAACCTTGTTGAGCCATAATATCTCCTTCTTGTAAATAAAAAGGAAGAAGTTAAACTTCCTCCTTAATTAGAACCGACCACCTCGTGTTTGAGGTCCACGACCTGTACTAGACGCTCCTCGTCGTCGAACAGGACCTGCGTTACGTGAGTCATTACGTGAACTAGACGAACGACTGCTTCCTCGTCGGCTACGTGAGGAATTATCGTCTAATGTAAAACGTCCGTCGATAACGTCATACATCTGGTCTTCATTTAGATCCAAAATAAGTGAACCCAAAAGCTCAGATTTTTCAGGAAAATCATCCAATGTAACATCTTCGTCCGGAGCTTCCGGGAAGAACTCGTAACTAGTACGTTGATCTCCTTTACGTCCGCTACGAACAATTTCAAAAGGTTGGTTGACTAGTGAACCATATTTATTGATAAGTGTTACGATTTTTGAAACATAGCTGCGTCCACGATCCCAAGTTTCGACTTGGTCTGTTTCTTCATTGTAAAGCTGAATAAACAGTTTTTCAGTACGTGGATATCCTTCCTCACAAAGAGGACAATCTTCCGGATGCAAATTACCATCCTCGTCAATAGCGTTACAATTTACATAACGTTCACGTCCATCAATTTCGGCTCTGTGAACTACAAAATAGTCCATATCTTCACCGTTTGGATCTTCGTACAAAAATGTAACTACAGCAGAATCACCATCATCTGCTAGTGAAAAGAATCCGTTAGCAGTACCTGTTCCGTACTTACCAGACTCTTTAATACTTACACGTGCCATAAAAAGTTTTCTCCTTTAAAAGTGTTATAAGTGTGAAAAGGGTTAATAAGCAAATATTGCTTATACTATAGTATACACCATTTTCAAGGTGTTTATATACTAACTAAATAAATCCATCTAGTTTTTTAGCTAATGATTTTTTGATACATTTAATAGCAGCATTAGTCACTCCAATTTCCTTTGCGACTTCTGCATCCTTCATCTCGTGACCATTTCGAACAATACATTCAATGTAGGCATATTGATTAGGTGTAAGAGGTAAAGATTCAATTGAATTTTCAATGTCAATAGCTCCCCAGTCCTCTTCAATGCCCTGTCTTGAAAAAACATTCAATCCATCTTCTTCGTCTACAGTTGAACAGCTTTCCCATTCAACATCAACATACCAATCACGTTGGACTCTAGTAACTCTTAACGCACGGTACTCATTTCGCATTGCGTTGTTCATTAGTTTAGTAACGTAGGTAGCGAAGTTAGCTTTATGGTTAAACTTAAATGTAGATAGTGCTTTGTTCAATGTTTCCCAAACAATGCTGTCAATATCCTCCTTACTAAACGAGAAGAATTTACGTCCAATTGAATGTAGCATGCCTGCGTAGCGTTTATAGCTTACTGCCAAAGCTCCGTTAGGGTCGACTGTATATAAGCCTACACACTCCCAATCAGTAAGAGGTCCTACACATTCAATTACTTCGTTTACATATTTGTTCATTATTTTAGTTCTCCTTGGTTTTGTTTACAACTCTATTATATAGTAATATAGATTAAATTACAATACCAAATCTTCAAAATCTATCAATTCTGGGCAATCATTTATGTCCCACTTGTTATCCCAACACTCTTGTGGGTAATTAAGGAAGTAAACTACTTTCGAATTTTTTAGTCTACGTTGAATTTTTTGGGCAGCCATAGCTCCTGCGTTGTCAGGGTCCAATGCTAAAACAATAGTTCGATAAGGTAGTTGCTTAATGAGATTGAACTGATTGCCTCCACCTACTCCCATTAAAGCAACCGCAGGGATACCCAGTGTCCACAATGTCAAACAGTTAATAGCGGACTCTGTTATGTAGACTTTGCTTAAGTCACTAAAATAGTCCTCATATTTGTTCAGTTCGTAAGCTCCATAAAGGAAGTCCGTTTTAGGGTCACTTTCTGCGTAGTGGTGGAACTTCTTACCTGTACTACGTTTATTGAAGAAGACTGTTCTTCCTTGCATATCCCGTACCGGCATTGTAATACAATCATTTAACTTATCATATCCAATATCGAACATTTCTATAATTTCGTCAGTTAGTTTACGTTCGTACATATAAGGGTGAATCCATCTGTACTTATCTAACTCCTCCTCACTGACATAATTATATTCAGTCTTATTAGTAGTTTTTGAAAAACCTAAATCTAGTTTAGGACGGACTTGTTCAGTACTAGATACAAAACGTCTCTTCAGCCACTGATTTCCGTAAAAACCTCCGTCCTTACGTCCAAACACGTCACTAATAAATTCATTCAGTGGAGCAGTATATCCACAAGTGAAACAGTGAACAGTTCCTGCCTCAATTACCTTACCGGCAGAATACTGCACATCCCTACTCATACCACAAGAAGGGTGACGTTCAGTTCCTCCAGCGTGGAACGGACAAGAGAACTGCATATTTGCTCCAAGGCTTTTTGTGCGTCTAAATAGGAACTTATTATAGTCCTGCTCTAGTTCTATAGTAAGTTCCCTAATTATATCTTCACAAGAAGCATTTATCATTAAGCCGTTAACTTTCAAAATGCCTCAACTCCTTCCCTACTTACTGCGTTTTGTAGACGACGAGTAGACTGTCTTGCTTTTAAGGCAACTGGACTTTCTTCGTCACTGTCCGTGTCCTCCTTAAATCCAATTACAGTATATTCACCTGTACTTACATCCCACATATATTCAATAGTCTTGTTATCTTCCCCATAACGATTTTTAACAAGACTTAATCGCAAAATACCATTACTCTCGTCCCTTACCATTGTAATTACGCGACTGGCATTTTGACCCACGCTGTCAGATTCTGCGATATGCTCTAGTTGGATAACATCATTGCCAGGATCTTTAGCTCCACGTCCTGCCTGTACGTTAAGCACAATAGGGATGCCGTACTTAGTAGATAACTTATACAAGTCCATAGTAATGTTAGCGTACTGAATACGTTTAGGTTCGCGAGATGGAATAGACTCTGCCATTAGGGACAGTTGGTCAACACCTACAATATCCGGCTTGTATTTTTGAATCATACTATCTAACATAGCAGGAGTCATATTACGTCCTCCAATCATTGGTGGAGTAACTACGACTAAAGGAGTATTAGAATCGTTCATTAAGTCTACATGGTCTTCGTACTTCTTAATTTCCTTATCCGTCCAAACACCCTTTGTAATACTGTTAATGTTTACATTAGCAATAAGGGTATCAATACGGGATCCAACTTGCATTTCACTCATTTCCCCTGAATACATAAGAACGGACTTACCCAAGCTCCATGCGTTAGCCATCATTTTATCCAAAGTCCACGACTTACCTTGCCCCGGACGACCTACAATAACGACAAGATCCTCTCCAGGCAAAAGTCCTCCCATTACATCGTCTAATAGTTCAAAACCTGTAGGTATGCCTAGTAACTCGCCAGACTTGTCCGCTATGTCCATTGCCCAATTAAAACGGTCATAAGCGTTTTTAGCAATGTCCACACCTCCAACAAACTTAGACTCCTGTATAAGTTTTTCAAGTTTGGGCAATATGTTAGTTACTGCTATACTAGAGTCAGTCTGCATATCCTCGGCAGCTTGGCTGAGAATAGGAACCATCTCGTTATAAAGATGTTCTTCCCTAATCTTATCTACAAGATATGCGTCAGTCTCTAAAATGTTCAATAACTCAAATTCGGGAAAATGTTCAAGAACAGTCTCTTCGTCTGGGACATTTCCGTAAGTACTATTATGATTAGCAATAAACTCATACTCAGGCAAATAATCTGTAAAATAATCACTTGTAATGCCGTTATTTGCTAATAAGGACATGCTCTTGTCCTGTAGTACTTTATTTAGAACTTGTAGCTGTATCATTGTTTAACTTTGCTCCTATGCGTTGTCCGTACTGGTCGTATAAAGGCTGAAATTTATGTCCAGGAGCATCTCCTAGCCAAGCTCCACTATCATCAACTGTAATGTAGTAAGCATCCTTATACTTTGCCTTTATGTCCTCCAGCTCCGCTCTGTAATCCGTTTTAACGTGGATATCTGCCGCATTTATGCCGATAACTGCGCCTAGTAGTATAAACACACTAGCTTTACAAATTGCGTTAAATACGGAGCAATTAAAACGCTTTTTTGAGGGTGTACTCATACGGAGTCTTCCTTTCTAAATAATATGCAAATTGTAGCAGTCTAACATCGTACTGCATCACCTCGTGCTTAGTAAGTAGCATCCTATCGTTTACAGTTACAGAAGAGATAGGCGTAGTCATACAACATTTAACAACCTCACCTCGTACATTTCTGTAAATCATAGGCACTTTATTTTTATCTAAAATAATTACCTTATCCTCTACGTTCAAAGTTTTCCACCTCCTCATAACTGTAACCACGTACATTATCGGCCCTAAACTCTAGTACAGTCGCGGTGTGGTAGATACGGCTATACAATCGTTCTCCTAAAACTTTCTGGATACGTTCGTCACTATAGTTAGTAGTGTAGATAGTAGTAAGTCCATTATCTACCCTATAGTTAATTAAATCGTAAAAATGATTATAGGATACAGGAGTAATTCTGCCTGACCCAATTTCGTCAATTACTAATAGCTTACAATTCTTTAGGCGATTAAGATAATCGAAAAATTCAATACTTGTTTCAAAATAGCCAAAGTCGCCAAAGATTTCTAACATATTGGAACAAACACAAAACACGCCCTTATCTCCTAAATCACCGTCAAGTGCCGTTTCAGCTATATACCTCTGTAACAACCTAATTGCCCAACTAGTTTTCCCATTACCTACAATAGGACTAGTAATGACTAAATTATTTCCGATATGAACTTTATTCACTACATCGTTACGGTACTCTTCTAAAAAGATCCATAATTGTTCATCCACTTGCCTTCGAACTAATTTTTGAGGTACATAATATTTTTTAGGTACCCCAGATTCAACTAATAATTGATGAACTTTTTTGTTCCAAATATTATTAGCAGTTGTAGAACTAATATTGTTCATTGTTCAGTCCTCGTTTTTTTTTATTTAGTTATTTATTTAGTTATTTGTCTATGTATAAATGTCTGTATATATAGACCGATGGGGAGCTAAATATCTAGTTTGCTAAGCAGCTATAAGCTGCTGTAAAAATGACTTGTAAAAAGTCTTTTTTACTAGATATACACCTGTTTAAGCGAAAAAATATACTTGTTCATAAAAAAACCTAAAACTAGTCTATACTTTTTGCCTAAAATCAGTAAAATCCCGAAAATTTTGGTTTATTTTTGCCTAAAAGCATATCTAATAGCCAAGCTCTTTTGAAAGTCGACAAAGTTAATGGACATGGAATATCAGTGTATATTTTTCCATAACTGATTTGAATACTTTCATACAGAAAATTAGCTAGCTGAACATTATTTTCAAAATGTTCATAATCCTGTATTCGTTTAATTGTGTTTTGAAAGTTAAACCAATTATAGTCCAAGCAACTTTGTTCGAAAACATATTCGAATTGAACGATAAAGAAATAGGCAAGATCTTTCAAACTAATTTCTTCAAAATCTTTGCCTAGTCTTAAGTTCTGTATTTGCTTAGATACGTGAATATAAGACTGATCCCGTTTAGGTAGTTTGGACATAGTAGTCCCAAACAGTCCCTTGCTGCCTTTAAATTGTTTAAAATTTAACTTGGTTTTAGACACGTCTTTCTCCGTACCTGTTAGCCTCTGTCTGCTCATGTTTTACGCTCCTAGTATAATTACACTAACTTGCTCCTACTCTTTAAAATAAGCCGCAAATATCACGATTTTTTACGCTTTTTAGCCTTCTTAAATCGTAGTGTGTAAGATGTAGTCTCAATTACAGCTTCTTTAAACAAATCCTTATCAATTCTGCCTTCGTAAATAAGGTCCTCTAGTAAGTCTTCGTTTATAGTTGGTTTCATTACAAGTAGATTTTGAAAAGCTTCCTTTTCGCTACCTTTAGCATTATCAATAAGTGACTGGACAATAGGAATTGTTTTTGCCTCGTCCATACTTGTTTTGACAGAAGGTGAACATGAAATACTCCACCCACCAACTTCTGCACTTTCAATGTCTTCCGCTAACATATACTCTTTAAGGTCATTTTTCTCTTCTTTAACCGTTTTAGATAGTGTGTTAGCTTCTAAATTATGTTTAGCTGCGACTTCTACGAGTTCTAAAAATTGTTCTTCTGTTTTAATTACTGTCATTGTTATTAGGTTCCTTCCTTAGTAGTTCATTTACATCTTCACCAATTTCTTCACTAAGTTCTTTTTTGAAATCCTGCTTGTCTTTCAAAATTTTATTACGTTCTCCCCACATATACTCCCTATTGTAAAAAGCTAAATCTCCTGGAAGGATTCTGTCCCTAAACTGAATAAGTTTTTGAACACCTTCCTCACTCCAATAGCGAGATCCCTTCTTATCCAAATCTGTACGATACGTAGGTAGTACGAACGGAAAGTGAATATTATGTTCCTTTGCGTACTCCTCAGCTCCGTACCAAACACGAGTAATGGTAGTATGACTACGCTCTACCATTTTACAAACCTCAGATACGCGGTAATATTTAATACCGTTAATCTCTTTCATCTAAAAGTCTCCTTATTTTTAAACATTGTTCCTTAGTAGGAAGTTTATCATATCTTAACATTCGAATCACTGTAGACTCACTAATGTTCAGTAATTGCCCCAGCTCCTTATTAGTATAAGAAGTGGTTAAGTACGCAAGCATAGTGCAGTGATCCAAGGGGGTTTTAGGAAGAGGGCCTTCCAACTTCCTTTTAACGTCCAGTCTAGTCCTGGACAGTTTGCTTAGTGTGTGCACCTAGTAATTACCTTTTAAGCAATAAGTCCATTACTGTAGACAGTTTATTTTTTAAAGGTACACCGTCTACAATATAGTCCGCAAGTTCCCCTTTACTTGCAACAATATCCTCAATTGTTTCGTCTATTGTGTCTTTGCATACTAAAGTAATAATATTTACAGTTGATTTAGCTCCAATGCGGTGTGCTCTATCTTCTGCTTGATCCTTTTCCCCTCTAGTCCAAGGACTGTCTAAAAATATTACCGTAGTAGCTTTAGTTAGGGTAAACCCTGTACCCAATGCCCCAATAGTGCCACAAATTACAGATGGACCCTTACTACTTAAAAACCTTTCTATTTCTTCAAATTTGTCTTTCGTCTCACCTGTCACTAAAAATGTAGGAAGACGAGCTTTGCACAAATCGTAAAAAGGAGTAATTACTTGTTCCCAATTACTGAAAACAATAACGGACTTACCATCCTCTGCTAGTTCGTCTATAAGTTCCAACGCTCGTTCATACTTAGCAGACTTAACTGACTTACTTGTCAGGATGTTTGGGTTGCCTGTAGTCTGCCTTAACCTAATTGTTTCGGCTAGTGGGTTACTACTTAGCATTACCTTGTCAATATCCTCAATTAGTTGAGTCCTAACTTCGTTGTAAATCTTACGCTGATTAGTGTTCATGTCTACATATTCAGTTGATCTTATCTTTGGAGGCAAGTCCAGTACCTGTTCCTTAGTACGTCTTAGCATATTATTGTTCACTAAATCTTTTAGTTCACTTAAATGCCGGTACCCAGTAACTTGTCCAAAGTTATCTAACACACAATAACGAGCCTTAAAAGCACTAAATGAATGATTTTCGACTCCTAACCACTTAAGTACATTATAAGTATCTACTGGAGTATTAAGTAGGGGTGTTCCAGTCAAAGCTAGTTTATAGTGACTTTTCAAATTGTGCAAAGCCTTACCTAACTGACTGGATGGGTTTTTACATTTATGGATCTCGTCCACCACTACCATCCCTATAGTTCCATTTAGTGTAAGTTCCTTAACACTTGCCGCAAAGGACTTGTCTCGTAGTGTTTCAATGTTAGTAATTAAGAAGTACTCACTATGTCCTGCTAGTAAGTCTTCTGTTCGTTTACTAACTGAATCAATTACAACTGAATCAGTTCTAGTTACACGACATCCTAAAATGTGAGCAGATTCGTTTGAATGAACTTCCACCTCTTTAGCCCAATTCCATTTAAGCCCACTTACACAACAAACAATAAGACAATGTTCGAACTGACCCTTCCTGCTTACAGCAATGTCAATAGCCTGCTTAGTTTTACCCAGTCCCTGTTCGTCCCCTAGTAGAAAACTAGAATGTTCTTGTGCGTAGTTAAAACATTCTAATTGATGTTCAAAAGGTTCAGTTTTGAAAGTAAAACTAGAATCAATATTAGTTTGTAGTTTATTTTTCGAACTAATATAATTTCTAATGTCCTTCGGTAGCTTACCACTAATTTCTACATCCCAATAAGACAGAACATCCAGTAACTCTAAAAGGTACCTGCTGGGAACCTCAAACTTATTAAAACCCCGTTCTACTATTTTAGGAAGAGTGCTTAGTTGGGAGGATAATAGTTCCTCGTCTTCCGTGTCCTTTGGGATGGTAATGTAAGCACTATTTCCTTTTTTATGTAGCCGAGATTTCGCAATCTCAATCTTAATCATATATCATCCCTGTTTAGCTGCTGCGTGTGAGAAGTGAATAAGTTCCATCGCAGTATCTAAGTCTTCCATCTTGTTAATGTTGTAGAAACCGTCAATAGGCCATCCATAAGATGCAGGAACAATACGATCTAACTTCTTCTTAGTTTCAGGATCCATGCCTCGTGTAAGTACGTTAATACGCAAACGAGTTTTACCTTGGAAAATCTTAACAAAGTTGTATTTATGACTGTACTTAATAAATTGAGTTGTCACACCTCGGCGACTTGATGGATAAGCTTCACTAATACGTTTTTCAAGTTCCTTTGTAATTGAAAGGACGTGATCACTCTTAGGAGTGCCTTTTCGTTTAGTGGTAACTTCTTTAATACCTACTTCTTCTACACTATCTTCTTCCTCAATAGTGTGTTTAACAACTGTTGGACGTTTAACAGTACGAACTTTGCGTACTTTAGGACCTGCTACAGGTGTAGGTTTAGGAACCTCCACTTCTTCAGTGACAGGTTCCTCAACTACTTTGTACCAGCGTTTTAATGTCCCCTCTGCTACGGATTTAGTATCTCCTGTAGTTACGTCCTCTAATGTATACTTACCTTCCCAAAATCCCTTAACGAGAAACTCGTTACCGTTGCGAGTGTTTGTTACTTTAGTTCCTTGTTTTAATTCTGCCATTGTTTAGTCTCCTTAGTTATTATTATTTTGAAAGAATTACGTGGATTTGTTTATTCAACTGAGCTAGTTGTGTCTTACGACGATTACTAACTCTTCCTCTTGCCAATAAAATTTTCTTTATTTTAAGCTGTAGAGCGTGCTGACGGTTTGTTAGTTGTTCAAGAATGTTCGAACGTACTAGAATTTCGTCATCTTCAAGTGAGATGCAAACTGTGTCACCTAGTACACCAAAACGGCTAGCTTCCTGAGCAAGGTTGTTGAGGCTAAGAGTCATACCTTTGTGACCTAACAAAATTCCTTCGTCCTGCACCAATTTCAAAGTTTTAGCTCGTTTTTCCGCTAGGACAGGTACATAATAGAACTGCCCTTCTTCTTTCAAAATTCCTACATAAATTTGAATTACTTGTTTCATTGTTTTACGTCTCCTTGTCTTATTTACAAGTATATTATATAGTAATACGTCTTAAATGTCAATCACTTTATCGAACATTTTCGATTTTTTTCGAAAAAAAAATAATTACTATTTTAAGGCAAAAGAAAAGGACGTGAGTAACCAAGAAATCTCACGTCCAGTCCTACCAAGTATTGCCGTAAAACAATGAACAATTAAAGTATACTAAATTAGTTGAAAAGATTCAACCTGTGTCGTATAGACTTTAATTATAGTAGTTAACTAAATCATCCTTATTCCAAGTAGATAGCCAGATGTTACCGTACTGACCAAACTGGAATTGACGGAAGTAATAACCTCCGTAGTATCCACCGTCACCTGTATCTACAACATGAACCTCGTCTCCGTCAAAACTGAAATACATACCCGGTTTAAAGTCTTTGTCCTCACCGTCAGGTAAGTCATTACCGTCTGCGTCTACCCAGTTAACCATTGCTACAGGGATACCGTTTTCAGTCCAATCAAATCCAACTGGACACAAATAGTCACATTTAATCTGCCAAATATCGTTCACATACTGAACATCATCTGCCTTGTAATATGCTTTTGAGTCTGGGATTCGTGTAAGGGTAGGAGTTGCCTCTGTGTTAGGTACTGGAGTAGCAGGAGCTTGTCCATTATAACGCCATACCTCAATATAAGCAGGACGGTTCCAAGTGTAGTAGCTATCCCATGGATAAGTGTTAATAGCTTGACCTACTGCACCTTGTGTAGAGAAGTCACAGCTAATAAAGTTAACGGAGTCTAACATAACCCCAACGTGTCCTCCAGCTCCTCCGGAACTAGACATATCACTTCCCCATGACATAAGGACAATATCGTCTTCTTGTGCGTCCCAATCCTCATTGCGACTAATACGCACAAATCCGACTCGAGCAAGTTGTGCTCCTAGTGAAACTGTAGATGGAAGTCCACTAATAGCATAACCATTATCAATAAGTGCTTGGGACATCGTACCTGAACAGTCTCCAGTCCCGTCACTACCATTACGAGATCCATTCATTGAATATGTAATAAGACCTCGGCGGTTAACAAACCACTGACCTAGTACTCCCATATTAGTCCTCCTTAAGTTGAGAAATGTTCATAAGTACACACGTGATACCTGACAAAATAATAGTAGAAGCTACTACACGCCAATCCACGTCCGTTAAAAGAACAGATGATCCAATTACACCAAGTGCTGCCTGTGCCATTGTTTTAGCTACTTTAATTCCAAGTGATTTAAAATATTTGTTCATTTACTATTTTCCTTTCATTGCCTGTTTAATTTCTACAATATCACCTTTTAAGTCACTGATTGCGCCCGAAAGGTGATCAATGCGTTCTACTAAAGCAAGAGTAATTTTTTGTTCCTCCTCGTGCTTATCCAAGCGACGATTATGACTGTCAATTACCTTCTCTTGCTCTGTGTTCACAACTTCCAAAGTTGTTAGACGTTTTTCAAGGGTAGAAGTCTTATTTTGTGAGCTTAGATAAAATCCTGCACACGATACGATGATAGGTAAAATTACTGTTACCAACCATCCTGCTAATTCACGTTCCGTCTCCTGCATTAGTTATTATTTACCTCTTCTTTCTACTGCACCTACACGTGCTTCAAGTGCTCCCACTCTATTACGCAAGGCACTAAAATCGCCTTGTATAAAACTAGCTAAATTGTTGTGAGCAGCTTGTGCCAAGTTCCTAATAGCATTATCTGCGGCTTGACGGGCAGCTACCTCAGAATTGTGACGACTTACTGCCCTAGTCTCTACATCTGTAGTGTAGTTAACTGCCTGATTGATTTGATTTTGACGAGTAACTTGCTCTTGTCTATTAGCTTCAGCTGCGTTGTCCGCTACTTGCTTTTCACGTGCCTGTGCATTCTTGTCGTTTTGTGCGACAGTTCTATTCGTCTTATCCGTTTTTGCAATCATACCACGTTGACGAGATGAGTTCATGTTGGACTCCGTGGATACAATGTTTCGAAGATCCTGCAT